ACGGTCTCGATCAGGGTCTCGTACCATTCGCGGACAGTGCCCGTGAATTGTGGTCCGATGCTGAGCGATGAAGCAAGCGTCTGGGGGGAACCCGTCAGCTTGTTGACGAACTTGCCTGGAGCGCGGCTCCAGTACATGTTGGCACCGTTTGCCTGGGTGACCAGGTCGTTCAGGATCTCGCGGTCGATTTCCAGAGCGATCTGTTCGGACAGGATCGAGGTGAGCTCGACCTCTGCGTCCATCGAGTGGTACGCATTGAGGTCCTGTGCCAACTCAGGCGACCAACGAGCACGAAGCTTGCGGGTCGTTGCTGTGATGGAGAGTGACTCGATCTTGATGTCAATCTCTGGGATCGCAGGCGAAGGAGTTGAACCGAAGTCCGACTCGAACGATGGGACCGTGAGGACTGAACCGACGCCGCCGGCAGTGCCGTCAGTCGTCTGAACAACGTCACCGATTGCCAGGGAGATCTTGGTGGTAGATGCAGTCGCTACTGCTGTCGTGCTACCGTTGGTGATCTTGAGGACAGCCAGGATGTGGGTGCCGTTGAGTGCATCTGGGGTGAACACGCCAGCTGCAAAGTTACCGCGACGATTGAGGCGTCGGAGGTTGAGGACGCCCTTACCAGACTGGTAAGACTGACCCCATTCAACAACGCCGCCGTTGGATGCAAATCCAAAGACTGCGAGCTGCTCAGGTGCCATCAGGTCAGCCTTGGGGATCGACAGGAGGATGTCCGAGGTTGCAATGACTGCAAACTGGAAGTCCAACAGGTTGAGGCCAAGATCGTTCTCGACCTGTGGGTCGAAGAGCGCCTGACGGGCGTTGGTTCCCGTGAAGTCGTTCGATGAAGCGACGATGCCGCCGACCACGAAGGCCTCAGCTGCGCCGGTCCATGCACCAACAGATGCAGTTGCGAGCGACAAGGTTGCCGAGTGAACCTTGGTGTAACCCACGTTCACGAGGTCATACATGCCACCAGCAGCTTGCGAACCGGACTGGATGCCACGGCCCGCTGGGTTGGTATAGATCGACTGTCCACGCTGGTAGGTCTCGAAGGTGGACGAATTGCTAAGGCCTGCGCCTGCATCGCCACCGACGTTCGAACCGTAGGTGTAGTCGAGATAGAAGATCAGACCCGAGGGAAGCGACATCGGCTGGATCGAAACGAGCTCGTTGGCGACAAGGCCACCGAACACTCGGCGAACGATCGGGAATGCGATGTTGCTGAAGCCCTGCACCTGACCGGACGATGCGACAGCGCCGCCACCGGTCGAAAGTGAGTTGCTCTCCTTGAGGACCTGGGCAGCCTGGTTTTCCAGGAGCTGTGCCATGGTCTCGCGCTTGTTGCTCTCGAGACCGCGGAGCAAGCCTGTGCGGCTCCACTTCTCGACGAGGCGGGCACGCTCAGCGCCGACGTGACGCTCCTTGATGCCCTGTGCTAGTTGTTCCATCGTAAAAAACTTCATTGTGATATCTCCTGTGTCTTTCGAGTTTGGTTTGTGTTACCTGTTCAGTGGCACCTTACTTGTTGATGCCTGCGAGGCGTGCCCATCGCTCTGCTTCGTAACCTTCATTGAGGTTCGTCTGCGTCGATGCTGGGCGAGTGGTCCGTGACGAAGAACCGAGGACCTGACGGCCCTTGTTCTCAGTCACCGGGCGCCGTGCCAATGTCTTGGTAAGGCTCACGTAGACCAGCTTGACTTCCGCCAAGGTCTTCGCCTCATCGAGTTGCTTGATGACTGCTGCCTTTTGGCGGCTCGTCAGCGACTCGCTTTGGAGAAGCTTGTTGGTGTACTGCAGCTTCGCGTTGAACAGATTCGTTTCTGCCAACTTCACGCGGAGGGTTTCGACGGTCCCTTTCGCTGACCGATCAGATCCGCTATTCGAGCGAACCTCACTCTGTAGTTTCTTTGCACGAGCTACTGACTCGTTGAAGCGCTTGGCGATCGAGGCGTATGCCTTCTTCACTTCTGCGAGCTTCTTTGCATCTTTCTTCGAGGTGGCAACAGCGGCTTCCTTCTTCAGTGAAGCAGCGCGTGCCTTTGCACGCTCCTGGAGCCTCTTCTCAAATGCAAGGCGGCGGGCCTCGGTCGGCATCTCTTGCTTGGGGGTCTCATGACCGTCAGCAACTGCTGAACCGTATTCCTCTTCCTTGCGCTTCACACCCAACTGGTCAAGCTCATCGAGCTCGT